TGATAAGGACATCCCATGATTGGAATCGACCGTGACACCGGGGCAGCCGTCGATGACTGGTTGCAATTCGTGCAGCGCGCCACCCGAGCGCTGACCACTCCCGTGGGCACTCGCCAGAAGCGCCCGTTGTACGGCTCGCTGATCCCGCAACTGCTCGGGCAGAACCTCGGTGACGATCTGCTGATCCTCGCCCAGAGCCACGCCGCCCAGGCGTTCTATAACCCCCAGAACGGTATCGCCGACTTTCAGCCCCAGATCATCGTCGCTACCCGTCAGGGCGCCGGTTTGTTGCTGCGTTTTGCCGGCACCTGGAAAAACCGCCAGCAATCCTTCGAGGTCGTGACATGAGCATGTTGATCCCTGGCCAGAACCAACTGGCCGAACCGGCCATCATCGCGGTCGATGAGTTCGAACCATTGCTGGCCGAGTTCAAGGCCTTCGTGGTTGATTACGTCGCCACTCGCGCCCCGCAAAGCGCGGCCAAACTCAAGATCAGCCTCGACAATGAAAGCGAACTGCTGACCCTGGCCCTGGAAGCATTTTGCGTGCGCCTGCAAACCCACGAACGCAAGTACAACGCCCGCATCAAGCAGATGTTGGCCTGGTGGGCCACCGGCAGCAACCTGGACGCACGCCTGGCTGATATGGGGCTGGAGCGCCAGGTCCTCGACCCAGGTGACCCGGCTGCTTTCCCGCCGGTGCCGCCGATTCTGGAAAGCGACGACGACGCCCGCCTGCGTTACTACCTGGCGCCCCACGCCCCGGCGGCGGGTTCGCGCATGCAGTACCGGCGTGAGGTGTTCACCCTGGGCGAGCGGCCATCGGTCAAGGTGCAAAGCGCCACGCCGGGCGTAGTGACCGTCAGCTACACCTTTGACCCGGACGGCTATGCGGCCCAGGTCAAGGATGGCAACGGTCGGCGTACCGCCCCCGGCGAGGTGATGGTCACCGTGCTTTCCAGGGAGGGTGATGGCACCGCTTCCGCCGATTTGCTTGACGGCGTGCGGCGACATTTCGCACGGCCCGATGTAAGGCCGGAAACCGATCTGGTCACCGTCCAGGGAGCACAGATCCAGCGCTACAAAATCCGCGTGATCGCCAAGATCAACGCCGGCCCGGATTCTGGCTTGACCCAGGTTGCTGCACAGAAACTGCTGCAAACCTACGCCGACTCCTGCCATCGCCTGGAAGGTCGGGTCGACCCAAGCTGGATCGACTACGCCATCCACAGCGCTGGCGCGACGCAACTGCAGATCCTTGAGCCGCTGGAGCCGATCATCAGCACCGCGTTCCAGGCCCCGTATTGCACGGGCGTCGAGGTGGAGGTGCGCACGCTATGATGGATGAACCCAAAGCGAGCCTGTTGCCGGTCAACAGCTCACCGCTGGAAAGGGCGCTGGACCTGGGGTTTGGCAGGCTGCTGGATCGAGTGAGTCCGCCATTTCCGGCCTTGATGAGTCCGCTGCAAACGCCCAGCGAGTTTCTTCCTTATCTGGCCGCCGACCGCGGCGTCAGTGAATGGGATGCTGACGCCAGCGAGTCGGAAAAACGCCTGACTGTGGCCTTGTCCTGGCAGATACAGCGTCAGGCGGGGACACCGAAGGCGCTCGTTCACGCGGTGGAGTCACTGGGATTCACTCCCAACATCAGTGCCTGGTATCAGCAGCGACCCTTGGGCTTGCCTTACACCTTTGATGTGCAGGCCATCATCGGGCGCAGTTGGTCCAGTGGTGACCACAACCGCCTGATCCGCCGCATCAATGCAGCGCAGAGTGAGCGGGACCTGGCAACGATCACCATCGTTCTCGAAACCCAAGGGCGCCTTGCGTTCACTCAAGTCGCACATGCTTCGTTGAGTGATGGTGAGTTTTCTCTGACCAGCGCACTACCGGAGTTGGCGTTGGCTGCTCGGCTTAACAGTGTCGGGGCCACCCGTCACTACACCATTAACGACTACGACCTCAGGGCGCAGCCATGACAGATGACATTACGCGCCTGGTGCGCTTCACCTCCAAAGGTTTGGATGAAGTGCTGCAGGCAAAGAACCAGGGCTTGAAAGGCGAAATCACCCACATTGGCGCCGGTACCGGCCGCTACAGCCCTGACGGCTCGGAAATAGCCTTGCGCGATGAGCGCCAACGGGTCGCCATTGTGGATTACGAGGACTTGGGCGACCGGCAACTCAGGATGGCCGCACTGTTTGATGGCGAGGCCGAATATGAAATCGGCGAGTTCGGGTTTTATCTCGCCAGCGGGACTTTGCTGGCGGTGTATTCCGTGGCAGGGAAGTTGTTGACGTATAAAGCGGCGGCAGCGCGAGTACTGCAAAAATTCACGCTGGATATTTCGCCATTGCCAGCGAACAGTGTGACGATTGTGGTGGGGAGTGAAAACCTCAATGTGCTACTGGTCGATGAGTTGGCGACACTCTCTGCTGCCAGTGTTGACACTATGGCCAGAGAGGTAGGACTGTTGTTTCGCGTGATGAAACTTGAGCATAGGAATGGTGATTTTTGAATGTGAGTTTCTTGGTGTTGACCAGTGAGATTCTACTGAATAATCAAACAGATAAGGAGATCTGATTTTGAGTACAGAACAGCAACTGGCGGCCGTCGTCAGCGCGGCGAATAGTCTTACCAGTGTCGTAACTGGCAAGGTAGGTGAGATAGATAAGGCGATTGCGGATGCCCGGCGCGCCTACGATGTACAGCTTTTGGATCTGAAGAGCCGTTTGCCCAGGCTTGCAGTTACCAAGAACTTCAACTTGTATCCTAGTGCGGATGGGAAGTTGATCGATAATTGGGGGATTCACGGCGAGGTTACCAGCAGCAAACTTCGGTCGATTACCACCACGTCTCAAGCTACAGGTCGTCCGCAGGCAGATGTGGATTTCATGCTTCAGGTTCAGGCAGATGTCCGCGAACAATTTCCTGGCTTCGATATCAGGGCGAGTGAGTATTGGCGGACGATCGTTAATGTGTGGCAATTAAAATGGGCCACCGCCGATGCGAGCCCTTGGCTTGCTTTCCCTTATACGGTTGATACTGCGCTTGCTAATGGAACAGGTGCGGTTCCGCTCAACTCGTATATCACGTTGGGTGCTTTTGTGCGTGTCGTGGAGGGTTCAATCACGGGGGCCTGGAGTAGCGGGGCGGTTAAAGGGAAATGGCGCTGGTGTTCGGCGGTTGTTGCACCCAGTGAACTATTCGGCGCCTATTATCACCTTCATCCTATGCGTACTTCCGCTTCCGGTATTGTCGAAGTGATGTTGGCAGGTGCTTGCACGGGGGTGGTTACCAGTCCCGGCGACTGGGGAACTATGTTGGCTTTGAATTAAGGAGAGACCATGAAACCAATTTTTGTACCTGCAGAACTTCATCCACTCATTAAATGGCAAGTCATCCGTAGTGCTCGCGATAAAGACTTGTCAGCCAGTGATTATGCCGCAATGCCCGACTATCCAATGTTGGATAAAAACAAAGCGGCGTTCGTCGTTTATCGTCAAGGGCTTCGAGACATCCCGGATCAAGGCGCGGACCCCGATGCAGTGATTTGGCCGGAAAAACCCTCTTTCCTTAAATAACCTACCGCGAAAGCGGTTTTTTTTCGCCTCCCAAAGCCCCTCCCGCAGGGGCTTTGGCGTTTTCCACCCGGAGATTTGTCCCTATGCAAAACCGCCAAACCTACACCGTCCTCATCCCTTTCCCCACCGGAGGCGGCCATTGGTCCACCGTCGGCGAGGAACTGGAGCTGCTGGACGTCGAAGCATCCGCCCTGCGCACCGCCGGCCGCCTGGAACTGACCAGCGTCCTCAACTCCACCCCCAAGAAGGCTGACTGACCATGGCTGAGGTTTTGAACTTCGAGCACAACGGCATCACCGTGAATGCCACCGAATCCCCCGAGGCCATGGGTGGCCTGGGTGACAACGTGATCGGCCTGGTCGGCACTGCGCCGAAGGCCCATGCGTCGATCCCGAAGAATGCGCCGTTTCGCATCAACAGTTTCACCACCCAGGCGCTGCTGGACCCGACCGGCACTGAGTCGGGCACGTTGTTCCATGCCGTGTACCAGATCCTCAAAGTGGTGAAGGTGCCGGTCTATGTGGTGATCGTGGAGGAGGGCGCCACCCCGGCTGATACGCTCAACAATGTGATCGGCGGCGATGAGCCAGTCACCGGCCGCAAGCTGGGCCTGGCCGCATTGGCCAGCGTACCGGAAGACTTGACCATCATCGGTGCCCCCGGCTTCACCGGCACCAAGGCCGTGGCCGGTGAGTTCGCCTCGTTCGGCAAACGCATCAAAGCCCGCGTGGTGTTGGATGGCAAAGACGCAAGCGTCGCCGACCAAGTGACCTATAGCGGTGAACTGGGCGGTGCCGACCTCGGCTTCGACCGTTGCCTGCTGGTGCACAACATGCCTTCGGTGTACTCCAAGGCGGCCAAGAAAAACGTGTTCCTCGCGCCATCGTCCCTGGCCATCGCTGCGCTGGCCAAGGTCAAGCAGTGGGAAAGTCCAGGCAACCAGGTGACGTTCGCCGAGGACGTTTCCCGCGTGGTCGAGTACAACATCCTCGACACCTCCACCGAAGGCGACCTGCTCAACCGCTACGGCGTGAGCTACTACGCCCGTACCATCCTCGGCGGTTTCTCGCTGCTGGGTAACCGCTCCATCACCGGCAAGTTCATCAGCTACGTCGGCCTGGAAGATGCGATCAGCCGCAAGCTGGTCAAGGCCGGCCAGAAAGCCATGGCCAAGAACCTCACCAAGTCCTTCATGGATCAGGAGGTCAAGCGCATCAACGACTGGCTGCAAACCTTGGTCGCCGACGAAACCATCCCTGGTGGCAGCGTGTACCTGCATCCGGAATTGAACAGTGTCGAGAAGTACAAGAACGGCACCTGGTTCATCGTCATCGACTACGGCCGCTACGCGCCGAATGAACACATGATTTATCAACTCAATGCCCGCGATGAAATCATCGAGCAGTTCCTGGAGGACGTTCTCTAATGTTTACCAACCGAGTCAGACAGGCCATCGCGGCCACCCTTCAAGGCCTGCCGTTGTCCGCGACGGTGGAGGAGTTCACTCCGCCGAAGATCGAGTTCGACATGGAGCCCATGTCCGGCGGGCGTTTTATCGCCGAGGAAATGGCCAAGAGCGGCAAGGTGCTCGGCGCCACGCTGGTGCTGCAAGGTGCCGGCCCGGAGATCATGCTCGCGCTGGGCGTACGCCTGGGTGATGACATCCTGCTCAACGTGCGCGAAGCCGGCCAGGATCAGGATGGCAAGACCTACTTCACCTACCACACCGTTGGCGGCAAGCTCAAATCCCTGTCCGAAGCGAAGCTGAAGATGGGCGATAAGGCACTCACCACCCTGGAGCTGTCCTGCCGCACTTACAACCGCCTGGAAAACGGTATTCCGGTCATCGACATCGATGTACGCACCCAGAAGTTCGTGCTGAACGGCGTCGACATCCTCGGCGATGCGCGCCGCGCCGTGCTGATGCCGTAATGCCCCGGGGGCGGGCGTGCTCGCCCCCATACTTCACCAAGGAGCTGTCTCATGGCCTGGATGCCACCGCTGCATGTCCTGCTGTCCCCGATCACCGCCGATACCGGCGCGATAATCGAGCAGGTGCAACTCAAACCGCTGTACTACGCCGCGCAAAAAGACGCGCTGGCCCGTGCCGGTGATGACGAGGACGACCAGTTTTTCGAACTGGCGAAACTCGCCACCGGCCTGTCGGAAAAAGAACTCGACCAACTCAAGCGCCCGGATTACGTGAGCATTGCCCAGTACGTACACGAGATGTCGACGCGTCCTGCGTCGTTCTTTCTCGGCGAACAAGCGGAGTCGACCCACGACCAACCCGTCCAACTGCTGTTGCCCCTCGACGCAGCCGGCCGAAACCTCATCGAACTGCCCCTGGAAATGCCCGCGCTGCGCGCTACCAAGGTGATGAAGAAACTCGCCACCAACAAAGAGCGCGCCGAGTTCATCACCGCGCACTGCGCCGGCCTGATGATTCCTGACCTGGCCGGCCTGACCGTGCCTGACTGGACCGAATTGCAGGAGCGTATCGACGATTTTTTAAATCAACCGGCGGACTTCTTTCGGAGCGCGACATCGAAGTGATCCTCGATGTGGTGCCGCTGATTTACTCAGTCAATGAGGCCGAGATCCTCGACTGGGACGCCGGAAAAGCATTGCGCCGCTACGACATCGCGATCACTCGCCTTGGCGTCAAACAGGAGTAAGCGGGATGCAGAACAAGTATTCGCTGGCGTATGCCGCGGCCAAGGATGGCCAGGCGGTCGTCGGCAAGGACGCCGCCATGGTCAACTCAGGCGCGTTGGCACCTGAGCGCCTTGGTGAGACGGCACCGATACACCCGATGAGCGTGGCGCTGACTAACGCAAGCTTGCAGCTCAGTGGTCTGTCATTGTCCCTGGGGTTACTGCGCAGCAGCGTGGATGGACTGCGC